CTTTGTGACCTAACTTCTTTTGTCATAAGCGATGTTGTGCCTTGTGCTTTAATATTTAAATCACCTTGTATCTCTGGTACTTCTTTATTAAATTGCATATTCCAATGAAATAAAGTTTCACCTAATGGCTTTAATAAATAATCATCTACATTTTTAATTACTGTTTTTATATTTAATGCGGCAGCTCCCATCAACATAGACATACCTGATGCTGTCCTAGTAGTAGATTGTATTCCTGTTTGCCCATGTGAGTAAGAAGGTATACCTGTAGATTCATCTGCTAGTTGTCTAAACCTATCAAATATCTGCATGTTCTCAGGTGCTGTATTAGGAAACTTTAATCCATGTAAAGCTTGTCCTGTTTGTCCACTTTGTCTTCTAAATATTTTTCCGGGAAATACAGACATGTCTTGTCCTGGAACTAACATCGTTTCGTCTATATCAAAGACTAAGTTTCCTGCTAATGCTAAATTATCAATAGCCATTCTTGCATGACCATTCATAATTGTTTGTGCATCATCCATATTCTCAGGTATGCCCACGCCAAAGAATTGATAAGGATTTATTTCATAAGGACATACCATGAAGGGATTTCTTGCAGGTGTAAATGGATTTAATACTAATCTTAAAATGTGTCCATTTGATACCCATGCATTGATTTGTATTTCATCTAAGTCGTCATCAATGTCATCAGGTATTTCTATTCCTGCTTCTTCTACAAAGTGTTTATCCATAACACCCCAATACTCTAAAATCTCATATCTATTTTTACTAAACTCCTCTTGATTCTCTCTATCAAACAAAGCTGTTTCATAACTTCTTGTTTCATAGTTAGAACCATAAGATAGTAAATCTTCGATAGCTGACTTTCTAAAGAATGGTCTATTCATTAAGTCTCTTACTTGAGAACGAGTATAGACATGTCTTTGAATTACATAGTCTGCATCTTCGATTTGTACTGCATCAGGGTCAGGATATAAATCCCAACAACTAACTGCCTCTACTCTTGGTACTAATTTTTTAGTAGGTGAGTATTCTCTTTCACCTTTTTCATTTAACTCCCACTTGTGTTCAGGCTTTTCGTAGTTAAATGGTCCTTTTAAAATACCTGTGCCTAATAAACACATTTCAAATAATACATGACGCATAACAGATATTGCATGAGTTTCCTCTAACTGGTCATGGATAAGTTTTTCCATATTCCTAGCAGCCTCATCTGCAGGTTCTATCTGTGGCATATTCTTTAAATCAGGAGCAGGTCCTTTTTCAAACCCTGCCTCTGCATACTTCTCTGCCAATCCATTTAAAATACTATCGGCGGTAGCTCCAGGAGACATCTCTCTTCCGTCTCCATCAAAACCATAGATATCCTCCATACGAGGATTCTTCATGTTCTCTGGTTTTATATGTGCATATTCACTAACGCCTGAAGGTACTTTAGTGGGGAATATTCCAATAGGAAATTTACCTTGCGAGAATAAAACTTCTATTAATTGTCCGTAAGCAGCAAGAACTTTTGTCTTTGTTACCTTGACAAAAACTCTAGATTTTTCTGAATCACGAAAAGCCATGTCAGAACCATAGATACCTCTATAGTTTCTGTAGCTTCTTAACCACCTTTTCTCATCATAAAGTCTAGCCTGTTCTGATTCTTTTAATCTAGATTCTATTATAGAACCTAAATTATCAAAACTTCTATCCTCTTTATTATCTAGGGCAGTTACATCATCGTCTTCAGAAAATACTCCGCCTACTGTATTTTCGTGTGGCATTTAAATTAGTAATCTCTTTCGTCAGCTAATGAAAATACTTTTCCGTCAACGGTGTTTTTATTTTCTTTGGGATAGTCTTTGTTAACGCCACCTTCATAAATATCTGCAGGTAATGCTGCTCCTGGCTTTACGACATTAATCTTACTATCACCTTGCTTAGATGCTTCGTTACCATATAAATTTTCAGGTAAGTCACCTTGCTTGTATTGCTTCATGATTGCCATTGTTGTTTTCTCCTATTGTTATTTTGTATTATGTCTTATCCATTCCTTTAATTCAGAATGACATAAAACTTCTGTTAAAAAGTTTCCGTAAGAATTAACTATAGTCTCTTCTTCTTTTTCTTTTAAATGATACTGATAAAAACCTAAATGTAATAACTCATGTATTACGACATTAACAGCATCTGGACCACCTGCTTGTATCATCTCTCTATCTAAATATATTTTGTAGGGAGGTTTTACTACAAATGTTCCTTGTGCTTCAGACACTTCATACATTAGTTCGTGTGGTACACATACTAATTGTACTGTAAAGGGTCCTACTGTTACATACTTGGGTAACTTCATTAGTAACCAAATACGCTATCTGCAGGTGCAGAATCTTGTCTTTCTGTAGATGTTAAGAAGTCATTGCCTCTTTGTGATACAGGGTGGATAGGTCTACTCATACATCCATACCTAAGTGCATCATAAGCATGGTCATCTGCAGTTGTATCTACATCTTCAGGATTATTTTTATCAACAGGTAACATCGGTAATGTTCTAATTAAATTTAAACAATTACTAAATATAAACATACTAGGATATCCTGTATCTTCATCTACCCTTAATCTTTTGTGTACTTCTACTTTACCTGCTATTCTACTTCTAGGACTTCTGTCAGATTGTCTCCAACGACATCCTTCTTGTATCATAGTTTCTGCAATACTAGGTCCTATGTCTCCTCGTCTTGCCCAAGTAGAACTATCTAGAATACCATATCTAATATATTCACCATCTTCCATTTCTAAAACTTTTCTTGCAAATATATCGGCGGTATTTCTTTTAGTGTACAGTTCTCTATATACAAATAAATTATTATCGTAATCTACTGCAAACCATAAACAACATGCAGGTGAACTATATCCCCAGTCTGCTGCTCTAAACCTCATCCAATTTCTAGGTATATCAAAAGGTTCTATTGTGTGAATCTGCCTATTAAATTCAGGGAATGAAGAACTTTCATATGCATCCCAATCACCCTCTAAAAATTGTTTCTTTTGTACTTCAGGTAAAGATGCCAACATAGCATAGTAGTCATCTGTCTGCATTAGATAAGGATTGTCTTGTAACTTTGCAGGTATGAATTTTCTTGATATTACCTTAATGCCCATAGGTGTTGGTATTTCTACATCAAATCTTTTGTTTGATTCACAAGGGTCAACAAACATTTCTTTTACCCAAAGTGAACCAACATTTCCTGGATTTCCTGTTGCTCTCATGTATACAGGTATTTCAGGGTCTACACTTCTTAGTGATGAACGAAGAAAATTATATATATCAGGTGTTGGATATTGTGGTAATTCATCTATACCAATCCAAGTATAAGACTGTCCTTGATATCTTAATGCATCAGTTAAGTTTTCTGCATATCCAAATTCTATTCTAGCACCTGAAGGAAATCTCCATTCTTTTTCTTGCTCTCTCCACTTTGCTCCAGGATATGCTTTGGAATATAATTGTTGAGAGTGATTAATTAAATCTCTAAGTTCTGGCATTGTTCGTCTAATTAACAATGCTCTGTGATGTTGTTTATCACAATAACGAAGTGGGTCTACTAACATAGCATAAGATTTGCCACCACCTCTTGCTCCACCATAGAATACTTCTCTTTCTGATGATGCTAAAAAATCTGATTGTGGTCCTTCGTTAGGTTGAAAGATTACATCTTTTTCTTCAAAAGCTTTTTTTATTGTAGGCGAAGCTTCTTCTATATCTTTAGTATCTATAACTGTTTTAACTTTACCTTCTAAAACAATATCTAAATCTTTTATTTTTTTATTTTTAGTTTGTAGTTTACTTCTTTCTTTGTCTAATTCTCTTTTAGCTTTTAATACTCTATCTCTTTGATAGTCTAATTGTTCTCTAGCTGATTCTCTTGCTTTCTTTTTTATATTGTTTTTATTTACAATCTTATAAAAACCTTGTCTTGTAATTTTTCTTTTTGTTTTAGAATAAATATAATCTACACACTTTTGAAGTGACTGTCCTTTTTTGTGAAGTTTAATTGCTTCTTGTAATACATCTAATTCTTCAGGAATCGGAATAACTGTCTTTGGGTCGTCTTCTGATTTTTTATATCCAAAAGGAATTAATGTACCTCTTATTTTTTTAGGTTCATACATTCTTTGGTGGTAAAATAAATATCCCATGTTGGACTTTGGCATTTACATCAATGCGTTCTGTTTTAGATATTCCAACTCTATCTAAAATTTGTTTAGCTGCTTCTAATCTAACATTAGCACCAGGAATACTTCCATCCTCTTCTAATGCATTTACCATTCCCATAACAGCTTTTGGTGAATGTGTAGCTAATACTGCTTCTGCTCTATCTATTATTTCTTGTTTTAAAGATTTAACTACTGACTGATAGTTACTTTCATCATACCCTGCAAGTTTAGCAGCCTGTCTTGGATTGCCATGAGCGTCAGTAAATAAATGTTTTAAAAAACTTTCTTGCTTCTCTGTTATTTGTTTATTTTTTTCAGGAACTAACATTTCTTACCTTCTGTAAATGTCTCTCTGTTCTTTCTTTCAACCAATCAGGACTTTTTCTAATACCTGCTTTTTCTTCTGCTTGTCTTTCTTTCATACCTTTCCTAGCTGTATTAATCATTTGGTCTCTTGCACCATGTTCTCTTCTTTCTATAAAGCTTAACCTTGGTGCTGTTATTAATTGTTCTATATTTTTATTTTTTAAAGGTATCTTTCTATCGGCGATAGGTAAATACTCATCCCATATCTCACCTGTTTTTATATTTCTGTATGTGTATACTGGCATTAATTAATCACCTCAAAATACTTTCTTTGATATTTATTTAACTCAGGTAGTGTTTCCACATCTGTGTCATACTCACATAATTTTTTATATGTTATTTTATTATCTATCCAACTTCTTCCATTCCAAAATTCAAATCCATCAAATCTAGATTTGTATATACTAGTCTTTTCATATCCGTAAGATAAATAATATTTCTTACATTTATTTTTGATGGACCAGTCTATCTCGTATAAGGTTGCATATGTTCCCATTCCTAATTTTGGATGTTGATAATCCCAAGCAAACTGACCCGTTAGAACATGTTTACTATCGAAAACTTTTAATTCCGTAAATGCTATCGGTTTATCTTTGTGATAATAGATAAAATATTTCCAATCGATATAGTCTTCTTTTTCAAAAATTTCACTTTCTTCTTCATAGTCCTTTTCATAAAATTTTTTATATCTAATATATTTTTTATAAATATCGGAAATAGTAACGAAAAGTGTATCATCTAATTTATCATGAACCTCTACTCTTATATCTTTTTTTCTTAATGTCTTTCTTTGTTTTTTACTAAATGTAAATTTTTTTAAAAGTAATCTTGTGTTCCTAGCGTTAATCCAAGTTAATCCATCTAACTTTGTGTAGTACCATGACAAGGGTATCCAACCATTTTCAAGAGCATGACAATATTCTTTCTCTTCAAACTTAGCTAAAGCTAGAGAATAAATTATATCGTGGTTAGTTAGTTTGCCCGTAATATGGTCAAAGTATAATTTCACTAAGGTCTTTCAAACTGGGTCATAT